GTATTGCATCAAACTGCGCTTGTGACATGGCGAATGATTGAAAAGCACTAGCGGCCGCATTTGTCTCGCTAATTGCTGCTGCGTTTTTACTTGCAAGCGCCGATGCTGCTGAACTAGATGCATTCGTTTCGCTAGTGGCCGCAGCGTTTTTACTTGCTAAGGCTGCTGCTGCCGAGCTAGCAGCATTAGTGGCGCTTGTAGCCGCGGCATTTTTACTTGATAAGGCATTAGTTTCTGAAGCTGAAGCTGAGTTCTTGCTTGCTAATGCTGCTGCTGCCGAGCTTGACGCTGAAGTGGCGGAACCTGCTGCAGCATTTTTACTTACCAATGCCGAAGCCGCAGAGTCTGCCGCTTGAGTTGCTGCTATCGGCGCGGCGATAACTGAACTCATATTGTCACTTACATCTATGACTTTATTAATGTTGTTTGCAACTATGGTTATTGCACCAGCATTGCCGCCAACATCTGATATTTCCTGAGTTAGCTTGTAGTAAGTTTTTAGCGTAACAATAGTGTCATCTGGACCAAGAAATTCGACCGTATCATCTTCTGACGTATACCATTCATACATATCATCTAGACTGATTTGCTTCTGATTGATAGCGGCTGCAGCCATGGCAACAAGCTTATTATTTTGCGTGCTTGATGCTAGCCTAATAATTGCATAGTCAATACTGGAGTTGGTTGATGCTGCGTAAGGCTTTTGCAGCTTGATAAACTCGCCAGTGTTATCGCTATCAATGACAATGATTTCGTAAAGAGTCACACCATCGACTGTATAAGCATCGCCGACTACTGGCTTAGCTGGATCTGTTGTTAATGCTGCACCAGTGAATCTAACTATGTCTGATCCACTTGTAACAGCAGCCTTCCCTTTTCTAAACCAAGTATACATTGCGGCCCCTTACTTCTTATTAGTTGGCGTCATGCCTATGTCGGCTTCTGATTTCATGCCAAGAATTGCGTTAAACATTTGGAAGTGAGTTTGAGCTTTAGCTTGTTCGCTATACTCAAAGTCCTTAGAGTGCGCCATGTAAAGCATGTACTCGATGATCGCATTAGAGTAAACGTTATCAAGATCCGCTAATCCTGCTTCATATTCATTGGCTAACCGTTGTGGCGGAGTAGCTGAATAAGCTATTTCAATTACCAGTCCTGTTACAGCTCCAGGGAAAACAAAAAAGCGCTTAGGCTGACGCTCATCATAGATAAATGCTTCAGGGTTGGCTTCATCTTTGGTGCCGTACCATTCTGGATATAATTCGGTAATCTCGGCGCGGTCACGGTAGCTAATAGCGTATCCGGCGGCATTGTTACGAACGTCTACGAGTCTAATTCCGTCATCAGGTAGAGTCTGTTTTGTTCCTTGAGCACAGATAAAATCGTGTTCAATCACATTTGCATCTGGGCGGATAATAACGACGGCTCGCTGAGCGTCATTGAATAATGAGATCAGTTTCTCTTTCGGCCAGCGTACAAAGCCATCATCAACTAACTGATCGTTAACTTTATCGACAATTGTCTTAATAGTATCTTTCATGGCTACATCCAGAATGAAACAGGAACGTTAGGGTTTTGGAACTCGCCAAACTGATCTGACTCGTCCTCTCTCCAAGCATTGCGATAGCCTTCAACAAATTCACGTTTATGGTAATTTGAAAGCTCGGCATTAAACCAAGGGCGGCTTGGGTAAATGAATAGTTTGCTGGCAGCGCCTGAACATATCGGATCAATGTGTTCGCCTAAAATATCTGGCAGCGCGGCCTTATCAGATGGGTAACACCAAAATTCAACTTTGATGTTTTCAGCTTTTTTGATGAAAGTGATCTTGGTCCTACTATCTTGCAGGTAATCACTTCCTCTCTCAAGCTTGTTGTCACCGGAATAGATGGACACTACTCCCCATGGCACAAGGCCAGAGATAGCGCTAACGATTGCCAGTTCTTCGCCAGCTTCCTTAGCTGGAGTATCTACCGATTGCGTTACAATCTTCGACTCTTTACAGAATGTAACGGCAGAGGAAAGCAATTCATCAACCATAGCCGTTTGAAGTGGCCCTTGAATTATCTTTCTTAGTTCTGGCAAAAACTCTTTAATGTCCATCTATTCACCCCGTCAATTATTCTGCTGTTGCTTCTCGGTATGCATCACGCACACGCAGACAAAATAACTCTTTTGGTTCGCCATCATTGCGACGGACATTAAGATCATTGCCTTCGATAAAAGCGTCAAGGGCGCCAAAAGTCAACTTTCCTAAATCAATGTCAGCGCCATCGACCACCACGACAGTATCAGCCGCATTCAATTCTTCAAGCTTGACACGTTCAGCTTCAGCCTGTTCGTCAGTCAGCGCCTTTGCTGCAAGCTCTTCAGTAATCTTTGCTTGCTCTAGAGTGTCTTCAGTAACTTGCACGAAACAGTCAAAAGATAGCAGCGATGATGCAACAATCACCGGCACTTCAGTAGGCGTATTTCGCTTGAACTTGATTTTAGGGTAGTAGCCTGAAACGGTATCTTCTTTGATAGCTTTAGGGCCGATGTACATGATTGTTGCGGTAGCTGTGGAGTTAGCTAATAGATTTTTTTCCATGGCTTTAATTCTCTATAAAATGCCCGACAATAGCCGGGCATTGTGGATGGGTTGCTTGGCTGGCTTGTTACTTAGTGCCTACAGCCAGGTATTCGATGTAAACCGTTAGGTTTGAACCAGCAGCAATGCCGCCGCCTTTCACTACTGCCTGAATCTCTACTGAACTGAAGTCAGTATCAACAGGCATAAGATCCTTAGAAGTGATCTTGTTGTTGACATCGAGCGCAGCGGCCAAAGCGATAGCCGAGCCATCTTCTTTAACTGCGTTAATGTCGATAGTGGTTGAAGCGTTAGCAACTGCCGTACCTGCAGACACTCGCTTAATGATTAGGCCCTGTGGAAGCTTGCCTAAGATGATCACGTCGTTAGCAACTGCTACACCAGTGAACTTACCAATAGCGGTAGACATGTTGCCATGAGTGCCGCCGTAAAAGCCTTGGTGGGCTGATTGACCTTGAATAGTAGCCATGTGGTTGGTTCCCGTAAAAGTTAAGTTATAAGGGGCAGTCTAGCCCCTTAACCTAATTGTGAATTATAAACCTTTGACCGCCGAGTCAACGACGATAACGCCATTGTCACGGACATAGCCATCAGAACATTCAAAGCGGATCTTCTTCATACCTTCATACCAAGAGATCGATGCTTCCTTGCCGTTACCGTGATCTACTTCGCCTTCCCAGTAACGGAACGGAGTTGTATTACCCGATGTGCCATAACAGTCAGCCAGTGCCTGAGCACCAAGAACAATAGCACGCTCGATGTTTGTGCCTGCAACTTTCAAAGCGGTAGCGGCATTCTTCGAGTTGGTAGAAATGTTCGCAGTGTTACCAGTTAAGAAGCGCACAGGGCGGTTATACTTACGGACCAGAATGTTATCAACCATGATCACGTCGCCTTTGAACAGCGGGTGATTAAAGCCAGCACTACGAGCAACAGCTTGGGCAACCATTTGGTTGTAGTCTTTAGTTGTCGCACTTTCCTGCATATCTGCCCACTGGCGCGGAGTGATATACATAACGTGGAATGGGCTTTCGCCTGCCATTTCATCAGCACCATACATTACTGGCTGAAGTGGGTTGCTTGACTCATCCAGGTACAATCGAATGTTTTTGATTGCGCCGATAGTCATCAAGTCGGCAGAATCAAGGTTTTCAAAGCTGGTGGCATCGCCTGCATAGAAATGACGATCATACGTCGGTGCGGTGACAGGGTTAATCATTTGCGCAGCAAAGCGAGAGTTGCTTGCTAATGGGATCTTAGTCTTGGCATCCAACAGATAACCACGATCACCAGCCAGGTGATAGATCATCTTCTCATCCATAAGATCGCGGTAGTAGTTGCCAAGCAAGACCTTTGCAACTGCAGCAAGGTTTTTGCTTGTACGCTTCTGCGACATACGTCCGCCGATGTTTACCGGTTTACGCACTTGGTTAATGACAGCTTCAAACTCTGTCTTGTTTAAATCTTCGCCGCGGCCTTCGATTTTCTCATCACCGATGAACACGCCTTCATTCAGTTCATGGAACACGTCCATAGAAACTGTGTCGCCAGCTTTAGAGTTCAAGTCAGTAACTCGAACAATTGGAGCTCCGCGCTCTGTTTGGTTTGCATTAGACTTGGCCGCAGTTGGAGCGGCACCGGTCAACATGTTTTTAAAGGAATGCTTGCGGCACGTCTCCATAAAGAGCGCGGCGCTAAAGACCTTTTCATTGCCTGGTTTCATAGCCATAGTAATTAATCCATTTCATCAAATAAGGCTTCTAACTCAGAAGGAGATAGCTCAGCCATAATGTTAAGTAAGTCCTGACCGTTTGCCGCTCTTGCTCTATCGATGGCCTTAGGCTTGCTTGTTTCTGCAATGCCTACCTCGCTAGGGCTTGCTGGTGTCGCCGCGGCACGGACAGCGTTTAGCTTTTCTTCAGCGATCAACTTTGCCTTAGACTCCGCATCTGCAGTTGCGGCTTTATCTGTTTCAGTGGCTGTTGTGGTATCCGTACCAAATACCCGCATCGTGCGGGCCATCGCTTCGTCAAGCTGTGCCGAAAGTGGTTTATCTTTAAAATCGGGAGAAACTTTGATTTTATTGAAAAAGTGATCAAGTGTGTCAAACTCGTCTGAACCTTCCTTATCCATGATTTCTTGAAGCTTTGGATTACTGTCGTAATAAGCCTTGAACTCTTGGTTAAGTTGTTTCGCTTCAGGTTCGCTCGCTGGCTTTTCCTTTGCCGGCGTGTTGATAGCGTTCTGCTTAGAAGCTAGATAAGCAACTGCTTTGCCTAAGTCACCATAATCATTGCTGATCGCTGCTAGTAACTCTGGCGTTAACTGCATATCTTCTGGCAATTGACTAGGGTCGATACCAGCCTCTTGAAGCTGTTTAGATAATAACTCAGCTTGTCGAGTGTTCTTGTCTAGCTTAGTTTGCGCTTCCTCGCGGAGTCGACGCTCTTCTGCTAGTTGCTCTTGTAGCTCAACGGTTCGTTTACGAGTGGTTTCAAGGACCTCATAAGGGATCTCATGCTTACCATCCTTTGACAAAAGCTTTGGCTTAACGCCATCAGCTTCAGTTGCAGCTAGTTGGTCGGCTGACGGGGCCTGTTCAGTGTTAGCGTCTTTGTTTGCAATGTCGTCGGCGGCTTCTTTGCCATCTTCAGCGCCATCATTGGAGCCATCTTCATTGTCATCATCACCGCTTAGTGCTGATACGTCATCTTCACCATCACCAGAATCGTCATCATCTTCATCTTCGAACTGATCAATAAATGATTCGATAGATGCCATGTCGCCATTCAGGATCGCTTGCTGTAACTCTTCATCAGTTTTAGCCATTTAAAATCTTCTCCTAGATACCATTTATCGCTATGGCTGCGAATTGTGCAATACACACAGAAAAGAAGCCTAAGCCTCTTTGCTGTTGATACTGCTAGTTTATACACTTGCAGGCGCAACGGCCTTTAATATTTTGAAACCCTTTGCCAATCGATTCACACGATATAAGCGATGCATGATCTTCGGCGGTAACTCCATCATACTCGAATACTTTGCCGCTGTTAAATTCAACGTGCAATTTATTGGTTTTAGGATCATGCCCAACTGATTTGATATTGCTAGATTTTACTGGTGTTCTTTGCATTACTTGCCTCGTTTAATAGTTGATAGGTTTATGGCAGTAGCCTGCTTTCTTGCCTTGTTTAGAGAATCCCACCCGCCGCCATCGACGGGTGAACCATCTTTGTACTTGGCTACTTCGCCGCTATCTCGCTCAAAAACTCTAGCCTTACCGCTTACGAACTTAGCAATCAGTGGCATAAGTTACCTTCATTATTTTAGCTCGTTCGACCAATACACCATAAAGCTGAATCATTAAAGAAAGCTGCTTCTTTATCAATGATTTATGATCTATATCAAGCCCGCTATATATTGGGCTTTTATGAATAAAATCATCTAATGCACTGATATTTAAATCCAGTGCATTAGCTTCGGCAATGATAATATCTAGCGGAGTTGGCTCTGCATCGATATCGCAATCTTTTTGCATCACTTGTTCGCTAGTCATTATCAATTACCTATGTTTTATTTATGATGGTTCGTTAAGCCAAATCCAGTCGCTGGCTAACATATCGGTTTGTGATGCTGCCCAACCGACAAGCATTGCTCGTCTGCCTTCTGAATTTACCGTGTACATATCAAAGTGAGGTAAAATTTCGCATTCATCAACACCGTGATTTTTATATACGCTGCCATCAAACATTGCGTGAGTTTGGCCTTTGCTGCCTGCGTTATAAATTACCCACATACCTTTGCCATTCCATCCTGCACGCGCAACACGATAGCCTTTCTTTAAAAGCTCAAGCGCTTCGCCAAAGGTAAGGTTTTCTGTTTTAAGTGGCTCTTTGTTCATAAAATATCTCTCTGTTTTTAAATGTTGGTCGTTCTGCCATACAATAATAGTCTAATCGCATTGCATTCTAAATGGCTATTTGATCAAACGCCTGAGTCATGCGCTCAATCGTGCCAACGTTCCTTCGTAATATTTGTTCGTCCATGTTTTGAGCTTCGGTAACTATCTTAGCAGTTTCAGCTTGTAGCTTGGCATCCTTGGCGTCTGCAGATTGAATCTCCCTAGCTTTGGCTTGTGCTGCTGCCTGCTTAGATTGTGCGTCGGCTTCTTCTTTCATAACCTCGGCAACTAGCTTGCGCATCATTAGCTGTTGCTGCTCTGACTGAGCTTGCGCCTCTGCTTGTGCTTGCTGCTGCTCTTCCGGCGTCATCTTGTCGAAGTCTTTCTTAATGCCCATTGCTGAGCGAACACGACCTAAGAACTCATGCTTATTAGGGATGTCCATTAGCTGTAACACCATGTCAATGGTCGCCATCTGAACCTCAGGCGGCAAGCTTCCGGCAATAAGCGTTAGCTGCTGTGCCATCTGTGCTTTGTACGTCGGAGTTTGTTGAATTGGCGCCAATGCTACCTGTGCTCGGATCTTGCTAACGTCATTGTTTAGCTTGCCAGCTTCATTAGTTTCATTGAGTACGATTGCCTTACGCTTGGTTGGATCATCCTTATTGATAGTGATCTTAATGTTTTTGCGCTTCTTCAGGTCCTCGAACATATGCAGCATTAAAAGCCTGTTCAACTGCAGTCGTCCAAAGCGATAGTTATCGTTAATTTCTGATAACGTCGTGCTTCCTTGCTCGATTAGATTGTTGATAGCAACACCAGACTGACCAGCTTGCCCTTGCCCAAGCATTGCATTGTAAACGCCACCACACTGTTGGATCATTTCCTGCGAGTCTTTGGCTAGCTGGAATTGCTGCACAGCTATGCCCGTATCGGTATTAACTTGGAACACTTCAGCGATACTTTTTTTGTTCCGGCGATCAGGGTTTAACTCAACTATGCCATTTGACTTGTGTACTTCTTGCTGAACCTGATCCCGCGTCATGTTAATCGCGTCTTTGTCCATGACAATGGATTTGTAATTGAGTTGTGCTGTCAGCTTGATGTAACGGAAGTTAACGGCATCCTGCGGGGTAATCATGTCGGAGATCATGCCATAGGGCATGTTATTCGAATCTTTGCGGTATCCCCAGAACGGCACAAGCGGGAACTGGCCTTGAGGCGCATCACAAAGTTTATCGCGGCACTTAACACTGCCAATGAACCACGCTTCACGAATGTAACGCACTGGCGCCCGACTAAGCTCAACACGATTAGCGGCCACCAGCATGTTATGCATTTTATTGTTGTGGTCGTACTCTTCGATTCGTCCAGTTTCAAACGTCATCAAGTCTTTCATTTCAATGACAGCATAATAAACGGTTTGCATCAGTATCCGCTTGCGGTCCTGTTGTAGCCATTCACTTTGCTTTCTGCCGAAGTTTTCGTAATCAGCCCATGCCGCTTTGTAATTTGAGTCGATGCCTTCAATGGTTTCTATGTTTGCATCACCGATATGCGTGGCCCAATCATTATAGATACTTCTATCAATCAACTCTTTCTTGTCAGGCACAAGCGCTTTCGCTTCGTCTACATCTAACCACTTGCGGCGCAGAATCCAACGACAGTCGCTTAAGTCTCGCTGTTTAGAGTTGAAATCATAGAAAACTTCGTCACGGTGAACATATTGGATCTTGTATGGGTTTTGCATTGGGTACGGGTTTCTATAAATCTCGACCCACCCGAGCCCCGCTTTAATCAGTGCGGCGTAGGCATCTGACTCGGCAGTATCCGCATCACAAAGGCGACGAGTATCCTTGAAAGTTTCATTAACACCTTCAAGCAGTTCCTCAAGCTCATCATCCTGGTTGTCTGCTGAGATCATCATGTCTGTTCTAGTGCGAGCTTCAAGCCCGAGAACGCCATTGATAGTTGGCTTGATTAGGTTGTAAACAAGTTCAGGCTGATTGGCTTTCTTTAGCGCCTCTTTTACTTCTGGCGCTAGTTGTTCGCCGTCATAATATGCGCATGCTTTATTAGCCGGTGTGCGCCAATCTGGTTGGGCTTGTATGTCACCCATCAATTGCCCAAGCTGTTTAGTATTGAGGATCATTAGTTTGCCATCCAATGTGAAGAGGTATTATTTTCGATTTTAACAGGTTTTTGTTTTGCTGGCGCTTTTGCTCTCATTGCCTGAGCAATCATGTAGCTCATCACTTGATCATCAAATGCCCCGTTCATTGCATTCGGCCTTCCGCGCTCGTCCCGAACAAAAGTATAAAACTCGTTCAGTGTGCCAGTCCATCGAATGCCAGATTTATTAGCTTTAAATGTGTCGTCCATATCACTGATTAAAATCTCTTTGCTTACTGCGCTAGTATGCCAGCCTATACGCTGAGTTTCATCGTCTGCGTTCTCTCTGTCCATGTACTCTTCACGATAGATGAGTCCAAGCGGATATATATCTCTCAGCTTGGCTAAAGTTGCATGGCCGTGGTTGTTTCTCTCTACTCCGACGAACGCCATATTATACCAGCGACCAAGATAAGCGATTAACTCACCAAACTCACTTGGACTAATTTTGCCGTACCAGTGCGCTATCTGTCTGCCGGTATGCTTCTCAAGTATATCGATTGATGACCTATCGCCTTTTTCTAATCCTTCCGATACGTCGCCGCCGATCACATACTCCATATCTGGCTCAGGCATTTCCCAAACCAGCAAGAAGTTCATTACAGCTTTGCTTGTCTTGTCGGTATATGCACGTTGAAGCAATGAAGTGTCGACCTTGCGGTTTGCTACCTTCCTTTGGCCTGTCTTTGGGTTTATGTCATAGATAAGGATTGGCGCGATTACTTTGCCTTTTGATGCGTTCAGCTCATCAGTGCTAAACACTTTGCGGCCCGACGTTAGGAATGCCTCTTCTGGCGTGCTTGGAAACTCCTGCTTCATTTGCCCTTTCTGCTGGCGCTCTTTGGCGATGTACCATGCTTTACGTTCTTCGGGTATTGGCCTGCCAAGGTAAAGCTCAAGTCCTTCGAAGTACTTGGTTTGTGTTGGGTTGAGTCTAAGCCCGCCATCAGGCACGGGCATTACATAGCTTGGCTCATCCCACCACGGGAAGAAGAAGAACTTAAAATCGATCTCAGTGAGTGGTAGCCCTGCGTTTTGTAGCTCTTGCGCTTCTAAGCACATGTCATAGTAATGGCCTGCCGCGCCTTCTGCCGTCGACTCTATGAATGCAATGTTGCCAGGGTGAACAGCGTTAAGTGTTCCGTCGATAACCTCTTGGGCTTTGTCCTTGCGAGTAGCGCATATCTTAGCAAACTCGGAAACGTGGAGTATGTTTACTGTTCCGGAGCGGAAGCCAGTTGAGACAGTGATCTTCGAACCATTGCAGAAAAGCACTTCAGTGGTGTTCTTCATTACAGTTGGTATAGCCTCGAGAACCCAGCGCGGCAAATTCTCGTAAGGATACATAATTTTAGTGCGGAAAATCTCCCTAGCCTTCTCTAGGTCCTGCGCCACGACGCCGCAGTTTAAGTTTTCATTGAACAGCGCTGAGTCGAGAATGAAGATTTGAACTGCCGTACTAAACCCCAGCTGACGAGCTTTTAGAATAATGTTGAAGAACCACATATTTTCAAACAACATTCGCTGTGCTGCATTCAGCTTGAATTTTACCCGCTGTCCGTTCTTGTCGGTAATCCAGTAAAGGTTGTTCAGTCGCCACCATTGATCTGACAGCGCCTGCTTGATGTAGTCAGCCTGCTCATCTGCACTCATAGCAAGAATTTGTTCGTCGTCCAGATATTCAAGCGGCATAACTGTTAGCTCTCCACTATTTCAGTGGTCATCGCTTCAACCAGATTTTGCATTTCTGCGATAGTTTCATTACTCACACTGCCCGCATGTTCGTGTTCGTTAACTGCGCTAACCATTAGTTCAACACATGCCTGTGCAATATCACTGGCATTCTCTAACATTGACTGCATGCAATCTCGGCAGTGAAACACCTTTCCTCGATAGATTCCGCCACACGTTAAAGTCTTGCCTTCGCTGATTAGTTCTTTGTAGCCGCAAGGGATAGGGCGCAATTGTGCTTCGCCAAGTGAATCAATCTGGTCTAATAGGTTTGTTGCTTCGTTACTGTGTGCCATTTCTGTGTATCCTATTCAGCGCTTATGCAGTTTCGTGAAACGTAATGCGCGTTTACTATCAAAATTGCCGAGGTTATATAAAAAAATAGCCTCGGCTATTGAATAACTAGTGAATAATTATTCTTAGTAAGGCTTAAGAGTTTCCTCTATCGATAAAATCTTGCTCTTATGCGTGCCCGATGGCGTTGCCATGATTGCCTTGATCGTCGCAATAACACTGCGTAACTCGCTTAATTGCAGTTCAGTATCTACCGTATCGCGTTGCTGTGCTTCTACTTCAGCAACTTCGGCACCAGTTGGGTTAAGTAGGGACACTGAATCGATTACAACATCTTCAACATTGTTAGCGTGACCGTTAGCCACAGCATGACGCTGAATGTCTGCGACCATGTGAGCATATTGGTCAGCGTTGTCTATTTCCTTTTCAATGCGATAAAAGGCAGATTGCTTCTTTGATGCGCCACTTCTGAATGCGTTGTAAAAAACTAAGTATGCTTTCACTTTATCACCCCGCACTGCTCTAATAACTCGTTAACCTTAGCTTGCAGCTTAGCGACCTTCTTCACAAAAACGATTGCTACAACTGAGCCCCCAACCACTGCGCCGCCAAGCGCCGCGCCAATCATGTAAATTTCCATGGTTAATCTTCCTCTCTGTGTTTTACGAACGACGGGAGTTTATCCCGCATGGTTTGAATTTCCTTAATAATATCTGCTGCTGTTCCTGCGCCGCCAGTTTTCCCCAAGTCATTAACTCGGGCTCTTGCAAGTGTTCCCTCGGCGCTAAACTTCTTAGTTTGCGCTACTACTGCCTTAATCTGCGCCTTAGTCTTAACGACGTTTGCGCGCTCTTTAACTATCAACACTGATGTAAGTTCAATGCGCTTTATCGTCATGGCAATTGATTCGATACGAGACAGGCACCAGGATAATGCTTTGTCACTGGTCTTTACCCGCTCTTCTAAATGACCTGCTGTTTCTAAGTCGCCTTTCTCCATGGCTTCTTGCATCTTGGCATGTAGGCCTGATATGTAATCTAACGACTGTAATGCCTTAGCCCTGAACAGGTTCAAATCGTCGGTTAGCGTTCCCTTTGCCGCAAGGTCTAATAGGTCAGGGTCGAAGTATTTGCTGTAAATGCCATGGCCTGTTGTTCCGTCACTTTTCTTTGGTAAGTATTCTTCATGGCTTCTATTGTTGTTTCTCCGCGCCTTCGTGCCATCTGGCATGATCTTCCTTTGATCTTCGCGTGATCTCTCAATGATCACGGGTAATACCTTAGGCATTTTCACTCTTGCAGTGTTATACGAAAGGTCGCTTCGCATTGCGCAAAAGCCTTTGATTGTTAAGTCTTTCTTTGACTCTTTGAGGGCTAGATATTCCTCGCAAATCACCTCCCAATCAATAGCGTTTTTATTGGTGGATTTTGGAGTTTTTTTACCTGTCATGATCACCTCTTTGTACTGTGTGATCGATTATATTGATCACAGGGGTATTAATCCAGTTTATGGGTGATTTATAGGGCCTATGAAAAAGCCCACTCTTATGGTGGGCCTTGGTATTCAAGCTAGGCTATTGGGCTTTCTTCTTCAATCCACTTAACCAGCTCTTCGATTTTTTCTCTCCACTGCTCATAGTCTTTCTGTGAATCTTGTGCAGCAAGGTCATTATCCTCGCACCCGAAAAACTCACCAACACTAATGAGCTTTGCAATGGCCTCTCTTGCCATGGTGCGTTGCATTGCTAATCTTTGTCTTTGATTCATTGACTTTCCTTGATGGTTACTTAACTGGCTTGTCTAGTGCCTCAAGTGCTGAATCTGCCATTAGTAAAGAAAGGTTTATTATGGCATGTACATCGTGTGTCGATGCGCTATGGATCTCAGCTAGGTTCATTGATGATAAAAGACCTTGCATAGCAGCCTTTGTAAAATCTTCGCGCTTAGTTAATCCTGTTTTTGGCTCTGATTGTCCAAGGCTATACCCAACCCCAATGGCTAGGCGTTGTGCGGCGGCAGCGCTTGATTCGCCCATTGCATTCACTGGCATTGCTGGCATATCTGCGTTTTTCATTTTGGCTTTCTCTCTGTTGTCAGATTTATTTATCTTTGTCCTTGCTGCATCATGATCGCTGCAATGCTTTGACTTATGTCACCACGAGTATCATAAGCAGCAACTCTAAGCGACTCTGTAATAGCTTGATTGAACACTATTGCAGCCATGCCTACGGCTATCTTTTCCTGTCTTGCCATCGCTGAATTTTCAATATTTGCCTTATCGCCGTCACCGATGATACAACGTGATAGGAACTCGGGTGACTTGAATATTTCCTGTAGCTTATCGCCAAGAACAATATTAAGTTGCTCCCACACCAATAGTCTAAAAGGGCTTACCTTGGACTGAATGCTTTGCTTTTCATGGCTTCCATAGCTCGCTTTTTCTTTTACCGCAAAGAAGTCTGCTGTGCCAGATTCAAAGTAAGCACTAATTTCATTTTCAACCAGCTCTTGCACTTTTTCATCTGGTATCAAGTTGAACATAGATACCTTAACTTGCTCAGATATCTTTGCTTGTACGTCTTGCATATTCATTAATTGAGTCATTTTAAATCTCTCTGTTGTTAAATTGATGATGCCACTATCTGTGAGTGGCCTTCTAGGTTTGCACACTCAGTACACGCATTGCAGTTCTCACAATCAACACAGCTATTGCACTGTATGCACCCGCTACAATCCCTGCAGTTCTCACATGACTGACAGTTAACGCAGTCACTACAATCAACACTGTCTTTGCAGTAAGAGCAACCGCGGCAGTTGCAGCAGTTATAACAGTTATCGCAGCCGCGGCATTCTACGCAGTTCCAGCACCCGGTATTAGAGTCGTTCATGCTGGCATATTCAGGGAACCGAGACGCAAAGGCGGCATCCACGCCGTTAACGTTTTTATCTTGGCGCCGCTTAAACTCTTTCAGGCTCTTAAATACTTGTGTTGACATAGCTGTACCCGTTTCTATGTGGTTAGTTGTCTTGCTAGTTTTGATTGGTGAAACGTAGTGCACGTTATTCCTGCTGCTTTCGAAGTTTTCGCTCGTCGTTCCGAATCATCCAGTCCATCATTGCTTCTAGCTTGCTTAGTGGCTCTTCAATATCAGAAAAAGAAACAACCATGCCATCATCGGCATCGGCCACATCTATCAACTTAGAAGATATAACTGACGAAAGTGCCTCGGCAGCTTCACGAAACTTTTTAGTGTTAACTATCTCGTCATTCGAAGGGCGCTCGATGAGATAAAAATCATCTTGGTTAGTCATCTGCAAATAAACGTAGCCATGATCGATCACAGCTTGGCGAATGTTTTCAATTTCTGAACGCTGGCGCAACGCTTGCTCTTTCCAAAATTTAACCTGTTCTTCTAGTTGAAGTCGGTAAAGTAGATCTTCCATATCAGAGCGTGATGGTATTGAGATATTTATGTGTGACATTGCTTAGCCCTATGTTTACTTAGTTGATTCTAGTGAAGATTTAGCGGACTCTATGTCTAAATCAATATTTGGATGAGCCACAAATGCAAGTCTCTGCCATTCTTTCAGCTCTTTTATTTCTTTATCCTGCCTTTCGCATACGTCGCTTAAAAGCCTTGATGTAATATCATCTGACTCCATGATATCGATTGGTACTTTATCAAGCCCAAGTACTTCAATATTAGATTCAATAATATCGCACTCGCCACGCTTCAGTTTTAACATTGCCTCTTGCTCATCAGTTGCATAGCATGCAAAAACTTGATTGCCATCAAAGCTGTTGGCTTCCAGTGTGATCTCAAACATTTTTAATTTACCCATCACACTTCCTTATTTTTCTTAGAGGTTTCTAGCACTTCTTCATCGGCGTTTATTGAAAATACTATGCTTTCTGAAGCGCTTGCGCTTTGGAAGTCCTTAGTCCGATCAACCTCGATGAATTCTCCAATCTTATGTTTAGTTACTATCCATGCATGATAGGTATCACGATCAAGCGATGCCATCATTTTACATTTATCAATAGCCTCACTTTCACTGATTGAAATACCAACTATCTCCTTCCAGTAAACGCCTTGCTGCCTAACTATATAAATAAATGCTCCATAATTTTCACTCATACCTTTTCCTAATTTTGTATGTGTTGCCCGGAAGTACCAAGCAACTTGCGCTTAAGGAACAGGCCGCAAGCACTATGGCTCTTGACTGATTCATTTTTTCTTTATTGACTGGCGTTCTGCGCGGTGGATTGGCATTAAGCCTAAGCCACCGCTCGTAGTTATGCCTGTCAGCGGCGTCGCGCTTACTACTCATTAGATTGAAGGTGCAATAGGCCTGCATCGAATGCTATGCCGAATGCTTCAGCAGCAGCAAGCAAGTCATTGGCAATGAATCCTTTTTCTTGAACAGCATCAATCGCAGCAGCAACAGCCTTTTGCTTTTCGGTGCGAGTGTCGATCACTTTAACCATTCCGCCCATGCATATTGATAATGGTATGTTCCCGTCAATAGGGACGTGTTCAACCATTTCGCCAACAACTAATTCTTTTTCAAACACATATCCAATACATTTACATACCTGGCTACTATCGTCCAAATACAGGCTACCAACTGGCGGCAACTCATCATTGTTAGCCATTGCCTGTGTGAACACTGGATTTTCGTCAATGGCTATCGCTGGTTTATCTGCATTTGATAGTGGGCCAAAATAAGGGCGCCAGCCATCAAGACTATGGTCGATAACTCCTAAAAACCCGCATTCTTTATCGTTGTCATTGCGCCAAAGTAAATCTACGATTTCTAGCTCGTCGTGATGTCCTTCATTAACTGAAATGGCACCGCCAACCGACAGAACTATTCTGTCTGAAAGGCCATTAGTTAAAACATCACCCTGTATTGCGGTCCAACCTTGTGACCTTAGTTTAGCTACTTTCATAATTTTGACTCACTCTGTTGTTTTTCTTTAGCAATTGCTACCAAATGCTAGCAATTGCTATGCTTTGCTATTCTGCCCTTGGAGCTAAGCGGGCGGCTTGATAAATTGCAAATGCCTTAATTCGTTCAGGTCCTATTTCACATGCACATGCATAGTTATGAAGCGCTGTAACTGCTAACTGAAGAGTATCGAAAGCGGTTTCTTTGAGTTGCTTTGACAAGTCCTCTTCAGTGACTATCTTGCTTGCTGCTGGCTTACTTGCATCGTCGTAGGCCTTTGCCATTACATCTTGATCAACCCACACAACGAGCCCAACCTTGCCAGTGCCCATAGCTACATCATTAGGTGTTATTGCTTGGGTTAAAAAAGACAACTCAGTGCATTTGTCTCTTTTCTTTTCCTTGACGCTGGTAAGGCAATCATGCAGTTTCTGAAACTCAATATTGTCGTTGCCGACGCATGATAGTAATTCGATTAATCCCATGATTTTTATTTCCAAGTTAATAATTAGATTCTATTTGTTGGCGTAGGAACGCCACATTTTTATGGCTAGCGACAATAGAGCCGTGGCCCATTAAGAAAAGTCTCTCACGCTTAACACCGTAGCGCTTAAGCCACTTCTTGTTTACTCGAAGGCAATAGCACTTACCGACCATCCAGCGCTTAAATGTGATCTGTCTTTCTGGCGACTCGGTGAAGTCTGCCATTAGACTGCTTTCTATTAACTGGTTACCTTCAAAATAAAACATAGCCTACCCCTTTACCACTTCAATGCGATCATCAATGCCGCGCTCGTCGCGTGTGAATCGCCATGTTTGATAACCATTAGCCGCGGCCAACCAGCCAGCAATTCCCCACTTAACAGTGCAGTCAATCGGCTTTAGCTTTTCGCCAAGCTTCACGCCTATGCTATCTCCTTCGTAAATCTCGACGTTATTAACGTCGTTAACACCGATGTACTGGCGACGCGCTGTGATCGTGCCAAAGGTGTCCATTTCCATATCATTAATGGCATTCAGATAATCTAAGTGCTCACCAGATTCAATTTGTTCAAGAGTGAATGACTCATTTACTGTACGAATAACGTGATCAACTTCAACAGACTCGTCTTTAAGTGACCAAGTGATTTTGAATTTTACTTTTCTATCTAACGTAACCATGATTTGCTCTCTGCTGTTAATTGGCCCACCAGCAAAGCCGGCGGGACTAATGACTAAACGCTAAGATAGAGGTTTTGAAAGATCGATTTTTACAACTCTAATCGGGGATTGCCCATCATTGCTTGCCAGTAAGCGAGCGATAGTGCAACCTGGGCAATCGCATTGCTCTTCATCTGATTCTTCTTTTAAATCTTGTGACTCACTGTTTGCAGGGCTTGCTTTCTCACCTACACTTCCAAAGTTTGAATCACGGCCCTTAAGCTTTAAGTCAAGATCAACATTGACGCTGCGAAGCTTTGAAATAATCTTTTCTTGCGCCGTCGCGTCTTGCAATGATGCGGCTAGATCTGAACGAAGAGACAGATTCTGTTCTGATAGATCCTTATTCTCACCGATTAAGTGCTCGATTGTTTCTAAA